AACCAATTGTATATCTACTACAAGAAGTACCAGGTACTAAAATAGGTCGTCCTAAATATAATATTATTGGGGCACAAAAATTTGGTACAATAAAAGTTCTTCTTAGAGAAGATACACAAATTGTTAGAAGTCCTGGACCTATAACTTATCAATTGAGAAGATTGCTAAAAGATTTTTCTGATAAAGATTTTTTACTTTTATCTGGAGATCCTAAAGTTATTGGTTTGGCAATTGCTGTTGCGTGTGATATTAACAATGGAAAGTACACAACGTTAACTTGGGACAGGCAAGAAAAAATGTATTACCCAACCGAGTTTAACATACATGAAAGAGGTGAAATCGATGAGTCAAATAGACTATGAACAAGATAGAATACAATCTGTAACACAAGCGGATGCTGCAAAGTCATTATCCGATAAAGTTATAAAACTTAAAAATTTAGAAGACGAAATTTCTAACGCAGAAAAAAGTGTTTCTAAATTAAAAGAACAAGCAAAACAATTATCGCAGTTTGAAATACCAACGATGATGGAAGAAATGCATATTACAAAATTAAAGCTGAAGGATGGTGAGTCCGTAGAAATAAAAAAAATATACGGTGCATCCATACCTCAAGAAAATCAAGAGGCAGCTTTTACATGGCTTCGAGACAACGACCTAGGTGATATTATTAAAAATGATATTACCGTTACCTTTGGTCGAGGCGAAGACAACAAGGCAAGCGAATACGCAAACCTTGCACAAGGTCAGGGGTATGAACCCGTCCAGAAAATTGGCGTTCATCCTCAGACACTTAAAGCAGTAGTCAGGGAGCGTCTCGAATCTGGACGTGAGATGCCCTCTGATTTATTCAAAACTTACGCAGGTAACAGTACAAAAATCACTAGGAGATAGATATGAGTGACGAGAAGCAAATGACGACAAAGAAAGAAGCAGGATTACCTTCATCAATATTGTTTGAAGATGATGCTGCAGCAGGTTTTGAGAATGTAAAGACAACTAGTTTGGCTTTACCTATCTTAAAACTTTTACAAAATGGCTCAGGAGAAGCACAAAGACGTAATCAAAATTATGTTGAAGGTGCAGAACCTGGTATGTTTTTAAATATAGTTACAAAAAAACTATATGATGGAGCAAAAGGAATAGAAGTTATTCCTTGTCATTACAAGTTAGAGTATCAAGAGTGGGCTGATTTTGGAACTGGTTCTAATAGACCAGAAAACATATATGCAGATGACTCTGAGATTCTATCAAAAACAACTAAAGATGGATCTGGTAAAGACCGATTAGATAATGGTAATTATATCTTAACTGTTGGTCAACACTATATCCTAATCGCCGATGGAGATTCTATTGAACAAGCTTTAGTATCTATGAGTTCATCTCAAGGTAAAATAAGCAGAGGATGGAATTCTATGATGTTGTCTATTACCTTTGAAGGTAAGAATGGACCATACAATCCATCATCTTTTAGCCACAGTTATAAATTAACTTCAGTTTTAAATTCTGGTAAAGGCAATCAATGGTACGGTTATAACGTTACCAAGATTGGTCCAGTTAAAAACGAAGCTTTATACGAACGTGCTAAGAAATTTTACACTAGTTTAGCTAGCAAATAGTGTGAATAGTGGGCGGCCGATGGAGACGTAGGCCGCCCATGTTTAATCAGAGAGCAATATGAAAGAGTTAAGTAAATTTATATATATTTTTGAAGGTCTAGACATTGCCCATGGTATCACTAAAAAAAGTGATGAGATTAATGAGAAGGGTAAAAATAAAACTAGTTCTTTTACAATACACAAACCACCTATCGAAAAATTATGGCAAGATCATTTAGAAGGTAAAGATCCAGGTTTAGGTATTATTCCAATTAATAGAGATAATAAATTAAAATGGGGTTGTATTGATGTTGATATATACCCAGTAGATCATCAAGAGTTTGTTAAAAAATTACAAGAAAAAAATATTAAAGCAATAGTGTTTCGTTCTAAATCTGGTGGAGCACACATATTTGTTTTTACAAAAACTTTTGTTCCAGCGATCGTAATGAGAGCAAAATTAAAAATTATAGCATCAGAAATTGGTTATGCAAGAGCAGAAATATATCCTAAACAAGATACTATTAATGTTGCTAGAGGCGACACAGGAAGTTTTTTAAATTTACCATATTATAATTACAAAGATACAGTACGATATGCCTTTAATTCTAAGGGAATTAAAATGTCTTTAGAAGAATTTTTTAATTACCATAGTGAAATGGCTATGACAGAAGAAGAGTTAACTAACTTTGCTATTGTAAACGAAAAAGAAAATTTAGATTATTTTAAAGGTATGCCACCATGTCTAGTTACTTTACTAAGTGACGGAGTTCCAAACGGGCAAAGAAATAATTGTATGTATAATGTTGGTGTCTATCTTAAAAAAAGATATCCACAAAATAATGAATGGAAAGGTCGTATGCATATATACGATGAGAAATTTATGAAGCCACCATTAGGTTCTAATGAAGTTGATGTATTAAAAAAATCTTTAGAGAATAAAGAGTATAAGTATAAATGTAAAGATGAGCCAATAGCTAGTTTTTGTAGTGCTAAAAAATGTGCAACAAAAGAATTTGGTATAGGAGAAGATGGTCCTACTTTAGAAATTACAGAAATTAGAAAGTACGAATCTGAACCACCAATTTGGTTTGTTTCATTAGATGGTCCTACCGTAGAAGTAGATGGTTCAACACTTCATGATGCGGAAAAATTTTCTGTAGCGTGTATGGAACAAATTGGTAAACCTTTAATGCCTGTTCCAAAACATGCATGGCGAAAAGCTTTAATCAAATTAATGGTAAATGCTAAACCAATAACAGCTCCAGAGTCTTCTAAAATTAGTGTACAATTAACTGAAATTTTGTCTGAGTATATTAATAAAACTCCAGGTAGAGATAAGGAAGATATTTTAAGAGGTGTTGCTTTCACTGATAAGAATGGCATCACTATGTTTAAGTTTGCAAATTTTTGGAAATATTTATTAAGGACAAAAACTTGGGCTGATAAAACATACCCTAAACAAAAAACATTAAGAATGTTGCAGCAGTTATTTAAAGCAACAGAAACTACTCCAAAAATAGATGGTAAAACACATAGAGTTTTAGAAATGAATCATGTTAATTTAGACAAACCCTCTACAAAAAAATATGAAATGGAGAAAGAACCATGGCAGTAATTAGAAAAAAAATAATGGGACCACCTGGTACAGGTAAAACTTATAGACTTGTTAATCATTATTTAAATAAAGAAATTAATGAACTACATACAGATTCAAAAAAAATAGCTTACGTTACTTTTAGTAAAGCTGCAGCTTTAGATGGTTCTATAAAAATAGAAAAAGTATTTCCAGGTTTGGAACTTTTATATGTATCTACGTTGCATGGTATAGGCACAAAAGAATTAGGTATTAACACCAAAGAAAAACTATTGAAGGGTAAAAAGTGGAAACAATTTAAAAATGTATTTCCAATTTATTCTGCAGTTAACTTTGATACTTTTATAAATGAAAACGGAACTACCATACACCAGGATAAAAACTTACAAGTTATAAATTATGCTAGAGCAAAATTAATTAGTTTAGAAGAATCATCTATACAATTAAATTATCATCAAGGCGCTGTAGATATATTTTTTGTGCAGCAATTAGAAAGAGACATTGAGTATTATAAAAAATCAAATGTTATGTATGAATTTTCTGACATGATTAAAATATTTGTTGAGAAACAAAAGCATCTTGCTCTCGATGCAATTTTTCTTGATGAAGCCCAAGATCTGAATCCTTTGCAATGGGATATGTTTTTTTACATTGAGTCTAAATGTAAACGATCATACATTGCAGGGGATGACGATCAAACAATATATAACTTTCAGGGTGCAGACTCTAATATTTTTATAGACCTAGAAGGTGAGAGAGATGATCAAGAAATATCTCATAGGGTTCCAAAAGCAATACATAGAAAAGCCTTGGAAATATTACCTTACATAAATAAACGAGTAGATAAAAAATGGTATCCTAAAAATGAAGAAGGTGAACTTATTGAAAATTGTTTTTTAGAAGATTTAGATTTTAATAAAGGAGAGTGGATGATTTTGGCAACGACTAACAAATTATTACAGGATTTTTCAGAGCATTTTTATAGAAAAGGTTTAAGAATTTTTGGTAAAGGAAATACTATCCTACCACAAAAAACATTAGAGGCTTATAGAACCTGGAACAAGTTAAACGATGGACAATTAGCTACAGTTGAAGAAACAAAAAATATGTGGACTTGTTTAAACTATAATAAAGGTCATATTAAATATGGTTATTCTAGTGGCAAAACATTGAGTGGTGATGAATTAATATCTTTAGATATTTTAAAAAAAGATCATGGTTTGTTAATTGATGGTGACTGGCAACAATTAAGTTTTGATGAAGATGTAAAAAAATATATAAAAAGTATTTTAAAAAGTGGTGATGATTTATCAACAGATCCGAGAATAGAATTATCTACTATACATGGAGCTAAAGGTAGAGAAAGGGAAAATATTGTTTTATGTATAGATTATGGAACAGAGACACAATCAACAATGTTAGCACAAAAAGCAGCTGAAGATCCAGATTCAACACATAGATTATTTTTTGTTGGTGTAACACGAGCAATGCAAAGATTATATATTTTATCACCATTAACATCACACTACTACACAATAGGAGGACAAATAATATGAAACCATACGACAAACAAATCGGAGGATCTCACTATCAAAAATATAAAATTCAACCAAGCAAGTTTGTAATAGAGAATAAGTTGCTCTATCCAGAGGGGTGTGCTATAAAATATATTATCAGACATGCAGACAAAGGAAAGAAACAAGATTTATTAAAAGCAATTCACTTTATAGAAATGATAATCGAAAGGGATTATAAATAAATGTATACTGCGCAAACAGAATGGAATAGTCCTACTTCTTTTCCAGACTTAAAAGACCATAAGTATATTGCAATAGATTTAGAAACAAGAGATCCAGGTTTAAAATCAAAAGGTTCTGGTGCATTAATTGGAGAAGGTGAGATAGTAGGTATTGCAGTGGCTGTTGAAGGTTGGTCAGGGTATTATTCTTTTGGTCATTTAGAACAAAATCATTTTGATGAAGTTAGTGTTATGAGTTGGATTAAAGATGTATGTGCTTTACCTGCTACAAAATTATTTCACAATGCAATGTATGATGTTTGTTGGTTAAAAGCATATGGAGTTAAGATTAATGGACACATTGTAGATACAATGGTGATGGCAGCATTGGTTGATGAGAACAAATTTTCATACTCATTGAATAGCGTTTCTTATGAATGGTTAGGTGAGGTTAAAGATGAGACGGCATTAAAAGAAGCTGCAGCTAAAGCAGGTGTTGATCCAAAAGCTGAAATGTGGAAACTACCGGATATGTTTGTTGGCGCTTATGCAGAAAAAGATGCCGAATTAACTTTAAAACTTTTTAAAAAGTTATCTGTTGAAATTAAAAAACAAAATCTTACAAATGTATTTGATTTAGAAACTCAATTGTTTCCTGCGTTAATTGATATGAAAATTAAGGGCGTTCGAGTGGACGTTGAAAAAGCTCATAAATTGAAGCAGCAATTAGCATTACAAGAAGAAAACTTACTCCTAGAAATAAAAAAAGAAACCAACCTAGAACCTCAAATATGGGCTGCAAGAAGTATCGCCAAAGTTTTTGATAAATTAAATTTACCTTACGAAAGAACTGCAAAATCAAAAGCACCATCCTTTACTAAAAATTTTCTTCAAGAACATAAACATCCTATTGTTAATAAAATTGCAAAAGCAAGAGAAATAAACAAAGCCCATACTACATTTATAGATACGATTATCAAGTACCAACATAAAGGTAGAATACATGCAGACATTAATCCTATTAGAGGTGAAGGTGGTGGAACTGTAACAGGTAGATTTTCATATTCTAATCCAAACCTCCAGCAAATACCAGCGAGGAACAAGCAGCTAGGGCCAATGATACGATCATTGTTTATACCCGAAGAAAAACATACTTGGGGTTGTTTTGATTACTCACAACAAGAACCAAGACTAGTTGTAC